ATGATCGTTTTACCCCCACAAATGTGAGCATAAGTCATGACTAAGGATGAATCAGTTGTGACCAGTAATGATCAGGTCGTGATCGGTAATGATCGAATTGAATCGGATTTTGCTCAGTCATTAGCTGCCACCTTTGGATCTCCAACGCCTAGAATCCACACGCCATTGAATGATTTACCATCTAGGGGCTTTGAAATCATTGATTTTGCATCAAACCTTAAAATGGAATTGATGCCCTGGCAGAAATTTGTGCTGGAGCATTCACATAAAGTTAAACCTGATGGCAGGTGGGCTACTCCCCTGGTGACAACTATTGTGTCCAGGCAGTCGGGAAAATCTACGCTTATGTTATTGAGAATTTTGGCGGGCATGTTTATATTTGATGAGCCACTGCAAATCTCATCTGCTCACCGACTTACAACATCCCTGGAGCAATTTCGCACCCTGGTTGGATTGATTGAAGGCAGTGATGAATTGTCTAAGAAAGTTCAACGCATTAAATGGTCACATGGCAATGAGGAAATTACAGTTGCCAATAAGTCTGGAATCTCCAGGTTTGCAATTAAGGCTGGTAATTCCGCTGCGCGTGGCACATCACCTACAACAGTGTTACTTGATGAGGTGCGCGAACAACATGACCTTGAAGGTTTTGCATCATTGCGTTATTCATTACTTGCAGCCAAGAATCCAATGATTATGGCATTTAGTTCAGCGGGTGATCAACATTCATTGGTGCTTAATCAGCTGCGGGATCGTGGGATCGCTGCCGCTGCGGGCGCACCTGATGACATTGCATACTTTGAATGGTCTGCTCCAAGTGATGATGTCAATGATCCAAAAAATATAATTGCCGCAGTTCCAGCCCTAGGTCATACAATCCATGCAGACAATATCGCCCAATTGCTTAATGATCCCCATGAGGTTGTGATGACTGAGGTGTTGTCCAGGTGGGTTGCCACAATTACCGCAGCCGTTGGTGAAATTGAATGGCGTGCTTGCCAATCCCCTGATTTGGAATTAAATCCTGAGAAAATTACCTGGATGGCATTAGATCATTCACCTGATCGCAGGCATGCTGCCCTGGTGGCTGCGCAGCAATTAGATGATGACAAATTCATTATCAAACTGCTACACACCTGGAGCAATGAATTAACCCTGGATGATAAAGCCATTGCCAATGATGCATCTGCCTATTGCCGAAAATACCCAATTGAGCATTTGTTATTTAGTCGCAAAACAAGCGGTGCGGTAGCGGATCGTTTAAGGCATGCAGGCATTCCAGTTCAAGAAGCGGATGGGTATTACCCACAGGCGGTAGATGAATTTTTATCTGCCATAAATAGTGGTCGCCTAAGACACACAAATCAGGAATCCTTAAACATCCAAGTGCTATCAGCGGTCAAATTAAACCGAGGTGATGGTGGTGTTGTGTTTGGTAGGCGGGCTAGTCAGTCAGCAATTTGTGCAGCCGTTGCAGGTGCGCTGGTGACACATTTTGCGACACGCCCATCAACGGATGTTGATATATTGATCGGATAATGCTAGAAGCCTGAAAAAATTAAGGCATGGCGATACTTGATCGATTTCGTAACATCCAGGCACGCGCTGATTCACCATCCCCTGATGTAGCAGCTGCTTACAACATTGCGCCGTTAAATTCTATTGATTCACTTTATCCATTCATGCCTACGCAATACACCGCTACTTATCAAGAATTCATGGGCATACCTACCGCAGCCCGCGCACGCAATATCATTGCTGGATCAATTGCGTCAATTCCAATTGTGTTAAGAGATCGTTCAACTGGTGAAACATTAGATGCACCTAGAGTGTTTAACACACCTGATCCACGCGTGCCAGGTCAAGCAGTTTATGCATGGCTGGCTAGTGACATTTTGCTATATGGGTTTGGGTATTTACAAATTATGGAGCAGTATCAGGACACATTTCGCGTGCGATCAGTTCAACGCATTGACCCGATCCGAGTAACTATTAAAACTAATGCCAATGCCAGCGAGATCACAGGTTATGCCATCAATGGACAAGACATCCCGAATGAAGGCATTGGCAGCCTAGTTGTATTTTATGGAAATGATGAAGGTGTATTAAATCGCGCAGGTCGCACAATTCGCACTGGCGCAGCATTAGAACGAGCAGCTGCTAATTATGCGAATGAGCCAATCCCATCAATGGTTTTGAAATCAAATGGATCAGCATTGCCCGCAGATCGCATTGCAAAATTATTGGAGCAATGGGGCGTTGCGAGAAGGAATCGAAGCACTGCATTCTTAAATGCAGATGTCACAATGGAATCAGTCGGATTTGATCCTGAAAAATTACAATTGGCAAAAGCCCGCGAATTCATTAGCACCGAAATCTCACGCGCTTGCGGCATTCCAAGTTATTTCACTGATTCAAACACTGGATCATCAATGACTTATTCAAATGCTACAACTCAAAAGGAATCTTTATTGCAACTGAGTTTAATGCCGATCATGAATGTTATTGAGCAGAGAATGAGCATGCCTGATTTTGTCGCCAGTTCAACAGTGGCGCGATTTGATTTGGATGCCTACCTGCGCGGATCAGCATTAGAGCGTGCGCAGATTTATGAAATTTACAACCGCATTGGCGTGATGACCGCTGATGAAATTATGCAGAAAGAGGACATGGCACTATGAAACTGACAACACCAATGCAGATCACCGCAGCTGATTCAGAATCCAGGACAATCACTGGTCGAATTGTTGCGTTTAATGAAGCAGCAAATGCATCAACTGGTCGAGTGGTATTTGCTAAAGGATCAATTGCACCAAAGGATGTATTTCTAAATTTAGAACATGATCGCACACGCAGAATTGGCAAAACACTTTCAATGACAATGAATGGTGATAAATCAATTGATGCGACTTTCAAAATTGCAAACACAACCGCTGGCACTGATGCGCTAGTTGAGGCAATGGATGGTTTGCGTGATGGATTCAGCGTTGAATTAGCGGTGAATGATTATGAAATGGCTAAGGATGGAACAATGAAAGTTTTATCAGGAGATTTAACTGGTGTCGCATTAACAAGTGAGCCAGCAATTAGATCAGCCCGCGTAAGTAGCGTGGCTGCAACAGAGGATTCTGAAACCGAAACAAAATCGGAAGCAGATCAAACAACACCAACCGAAGGAGAAAACAAAGTGGCAGACACTATTGTTGAAACACCTGCTGCATCTGCTGAAACAGTAGAGGCATCATTATCAATTAAACCTGCTGGCAACATGCCAATGGTTTATGCAAATGTTCGCAATCCAATCAAGACGACTGCGGATTATTTATACCATTCAATCCAAGCAACACGCGGTGATCATGATTCACGCGAATATATCACTGCAACTAATAACTCAACCACTGACAATCCTGGCTTAATTCCAACACGCCAACTTTCAGAGGTTGTAAATGGACTTGCAGACAATGTTCGTGCATCCATTGATTCAATCTCAACAGGCACATTGCCTGATGCTGGTTTAACATTTGAGATTCCAAAAATCACTCAACTGCCATCAGTAGCAGTAACACCTGAGAATGATGCAACACCAAATGTTAATTTGGAATCAGAGTTCATCCAGGTAGATGTTAAAAAATTCAGTGGCTCACAAGTGATGTCAGTAGAGCTGCAAGACAGGTCTAGCCCAGCGTTTGTGACAGAGATTCTTTCAAATCTGAATTCACAATATGCACGCGCAACAAATGCTTACAATTCAGGAATCATTGTGGCTGGTGCAACCAACACAGCATTCACAATTGCTGGTGCAACAATAACTGCATCAGAATTGCTTGATTGGGTATCAAAGGGCGCAGTAAGCGTTTATGCAAACACATTCCAATTTGCTGATGCAATTGTTGTATCTCCAGGAATGTGGGGAACAATCATGGCAATGAATGTTGATGGGCGACCAATTTACAATGCTCTACAACCTCAGAATGCCGCAGGAAATGCACAACCACGCAGCTTGCGCGGATCAATCAACGGATTAGATTTATTCGTTGATACTGCATCAACCGCAGCATCATCAGTTGATGGATGCATGTATGTCATCAATCGCAATTCATACACATGGTATGAATCAGCAACATTGCAATTGCGCACAAATTTGATTGACAATGGTCAAATTGGCGTAATGCTTTATGGATATGGTGCAACTGCCAAGAAAATTGGCGCAGGAGCATACAAGTTCAACAAGGCTTAACAATCATGGGTGCATTCGCTCCCGAGTGCGCCCAGCCGTAGCAGAGAGGATCAGACATGCTTATCAGTGCTAGTGATTTACGCGCAGTGTTAGGCGTGTCTGAATCCATGTATTCTGATGAATACTTAGATCAGATAATTGCATCCGCTGAATTGGTATTGCTGCCATTATTGACTGCATATACATCAGCAATTGACACTTATGAAGTTAAAAATAACAAGATAAATTTTATTACTACACGCGCTAATCTTTTTGTCCAGGGTCAATCAGTTGTCGTGACTGGTTGTGGTGATTATGATGATACTTACACAATTGATGCTCGGACATCTAATGTGTATAAATTCACTGCAAGCGTAGATGCAGCGGATACAATAATCACACCAGTTATCCCCGCTGGTCTAGCCGCCCTTGATGGGTCGAGTGCGGCTGAGATTTATGCAAACAATCCAGCAATTAAAAATGCATTGTTGGGATTAAGCACTGACATATTCCAGGCAATCATTGCACCTGGATCAAATATCGAGGGCGTGGATTTTGCCCAGACTATTTACCGCACTGGTCGCAGTATGGTCAATCGTCAATTTGGATTATTAGCACCATTTATTGACACTGAAACAATTGCACAATGAGCGCATCAATTGCCGAAGTTCGCGGTGAATTAGCAGCTGCCCTAGAAACTATTGGCGCAACAGTTTATTCATTTGTGCCTGAAGCAATAATTCCGCCTGCGTGTGTGATCGTGCCTGATTCACCTTATTTGGAATCAACTTTAATTGGTAAGACTGCCGTAAATGTTAAAGTGAATTTCACAATTACCGCAGCGGTTGCTTACAACTCAAATCCCGGTGCTTTGGACAATTTAGAAAAATTAGTAATTCAGATTTTAGGAGTAATGCCTGATGGTTATGTTGTCGGAGATGTGCAACGCCCAACCATTACAAATTTAACCACATCATCAATTTTAATTGCTGACCTATCAGTTAGCACTTATTACAACCAAGACATCTAAGGAGAAAAATGCCAACTACAATTATTACAGGCAGACAAATTGCATTCACTATTGACAGTGATG